AGGGAATGCTCAGACGAGTCAGTTCTGCCTTGTTGCGGGAATATTGGTCATCAACATATGCCGTGCCTTCGCTGGCTTTGATGTAGGCGGCATGGATTTTGGGCCTGGCCTTCTCCCAATCCATTTGGCCCTGCCAGTGCGAGACATCAATAATCACGACCTCGTCCAGGTCAGGCATATTACCCTCCACCCAGGCCGATGTGCCCCAGGATTTGAGGAAGCACGGTCAGAAGGAACCATAAGATAAAAGCGACGATGACCGGCATGGCAGCCTTGTCCACCAACCATTGCCAGGTGATGAATTGTTTGCCATCCGGCTTGTCATCCGCTTTGTCCACATGTGGACTGACCTTAAGGGCTTCCTGGATGAGGGCGACTTTGGTGACCAGGCCTGGCGAGCCGTTATGCCCGCGAACCGTTCGATTGAGTTCCGACACCTCCATCTCGACCGCCTGCATGCGGGTGGATAGGCTGGTTTGGCCGCTAATCAGTGTGTCCAATTTGCCGCCGATTTCATGGTATAGCGCAAAAACGTCATCACAGTCGATGCTCGAGCCCGTCATCCACTTACTCCCGGAGAAGTTTCTGCTATCTTCAATCACCGAATTGGAGAAAAAGAAAAAGGCTACGCTTAGTAGCCTCTTATAGTCAAATGGTTAATAGATACTTTATAGTCTTGGAGCTTCACCAAATCCCAAGCGTGCTATCCAGCATTTTATTAATTCCTCAAGAAAAATTCGATTATTTTTACGGATTTGAAGCGCATCTGAAACCGATTTTGTCAGAATAGAAATCTATGTTCCAACCAAAACGATATGTAACTCGTAGGTAAAATACTTTTGAATCCCAGCCACCTCCACGAACTACTTTCCTGTGGCCACTTGAAGGACCGGTTGGATTAGATGATGGACTCTCTTTGTAATAAGAATCAAGGTACCAATCCTGTACCCATTCCCACACATTGCCCGCCATATCGAGGAGCCCATAATAACTTGCCCCCTTGGGAAATGAGCCGACTGGAGTTGGTCCCGAATACCCACTGCCATCAAAATTGGTAAGACCTTTCCCGAATTCATTTCCCCAGGGATATACTCTAGCATCTGTGCCGCGTGCAGCCTTTTCCCATTCTGCTTCTGTAGGCAGCCGTCTCCCAGCCCATTGGCAATAATTTTTGGCATCTTGCCAGGTGATATTTATTACCGGATAATTATCAAATTGCGGGTTTCCATAATAACGGTTGGAAATTGAAGATTCATAGCTCTGGGGAGGCCTGCAAACCGATGCATTAACACACCTTGCATACATAGCGTTTGTGATTTCAGTTCTATCAATCCAAAAAGCGTTCAGGTCAATGGAGTTCTGCGGTTTTTCACTATCATATGCAACTTTGTCTGAATCGCCAGCCCCCCTCGTAAACTTCCCGGCTGGTATATATACTAATGTCATCTCATCTTTAGCTGATAACTTTGTGTCACCTAACTCAGACATTGGGGTGTCTGTAATAGCGGATACGTTTATTGGAGGAATAGGAGATGGAGTAAAAGTTGAAGTAATTTGGGAGACTGGTTTTGGAGCAGGCTCACTCGCTGACCCATCACAAAGAAGGTCCTCTCTTGGAGGAACTAATTCTAAGTGGCATGTTGCTTTAAATACATAGGTTCCTTTCTCTTCTTTACCATTGGATGAGAGTGCTATACCATCCCCCGTTACTACGTCATATCGAGTAATGATTTTATAACGGTAAATATGACCACTTGGAGGAGTTTCTAAGGCGAGACTTTCGTGATGTTCTTGTCCAAATCCCAACTCGCTAGTAACTTCAGGAGATATAGAAACAACTGCACCTAAATTTACCCCAATTTCTCCTTCAACACTAAAGCCCACGTTCATCAATTTTCCGGCTGTACAGCCAAAGCTTTTATTTTCCACCAAACCTCCACAATTACGCACTTCGACCGTGTTCTCCTCTGGAATAGTACTATCACCTTTAGTAAGGATTTTTATGAGTTCCCACTCTTCATTTGCCGCTGCTCTTGGGCCGCAGGAAACGGCTATACTCGAAAGAAAAAACACATATGTTATATGTAGCAGAAGCCCTTTCATGCGTTATCTCCATGATTATCTCATTGAGAAAAATTCAGTTTGATTTATTTGATTATACATTGAACAGCTAGTGTTTGATTAATAATCCACTACAAAGCGAACAAAGATGGTCACATTTTCAATTTTTATTGAATATATCGAAACCCCAAGACTCTTGGTCAAATCATGCGTGCTTTTGACAGACTAATTGACGTTTATAACCACAATAATTGGTTTAAATACGGCGGGGGCGGAGGAAAAATCCGCCCCCACTAAGGTGTTTAAGAATTCCGGCTATCTCTTACTACACAACTAAAAGTTCTTGAGGCTATTTTCTGCTTCAAGTGTCTGTGTATCCAGCGCAATTTTCAGTTTGTCATATAAAGAGATGGATGGCTTGGCATGAGCCGGTAGGATTTTCCGCTCTTTATACAGCCGGTCAAGCTCATCCAGCAGAAAATGGATTTCGTAGCCGGAGAGTTCATACGCCTGGGCGTCATAGCGATGCTCTGCCTCGATGCCATCGAAATTTTCTAAGTCGAAAACATCGATAATCCTGGCAACCTTGCGGCTGCCATCCCGGTCAAGCCCTTGTATCTGACCAATCAGCCAGGATAGAAAAACCCGCTCGATTTCGGTTACTTCAATGGTGAAAATTGCTACCGCATGCCCATCAACGTTCTCACGACGGTTGCGCTTGGTGTTTTCAGTCATTTGCTTCTCCTCACATATCTAAATATCGGTGCGCACCTTGTTGAGGGTGCTCTTGTAGTCGCCCGTTGCCACCGGCTGGGAAGATACGAAGTTGTTGAACTGCTCCAACAACACGATGATGCTCACCACATCCGCAGCTTTCAAGCCGGTGGTCTGGATGTCTTCATCTATAATCGGCTCGGCTCCCCCGGCGTTATATCCCCGGTCAAAATAGAGCTTATGAATATCCGCCACAACATCGGCCACCCCTGCCAACTGGGTCGAGATTTCCTGAAGTTTCTGTGTGAATTGCACCTTGCGTGCACTCATGTTTGCCTCCTCATAGGTGTCAAAAGCGTATTCATCGGTTTCTAAAGGTCCGGCGACCAGGATATATTTACCGTCTAACCGTTGGTAGATATGCATGGCTGTTCTCCGTTTCCAACTCACGTGACACGCAGACGGATGCCCATCAAGTAGACTTTCTTGGGATAAGTGTCCTCGGCAGCGTTTCCATTGCGAACGATATAGGTCACGATGTTCGAATCGCGACCAACATTGGATGGTAGGGTGAAGGACAGCGTTGAGCAAACCGCCTGATATGCCGTTCCAGAGGTGGCGCTTGTAAGCGTTGCGGACCAAGTAGCGCTTGTCCAATCAATCCCCGGCTTAGCTTGACGCCATACGGCCTCCCAACGCACATTCCCAGTGGTTGTGTCGTTTGGCACCCACCAGATGTCCATGTAGACTGTTTTACTCGCCCAGGAAGGCGGACAAGCCCAACTGAAATACACCTGCGGGTCGGGGTCTGCTGTATTGTTTGGAATATCACGTAGGCACCAATACCAACTCGTTATAGCTCCTGTCCCGGATGCACCGGTGTAGTAGCAGCCGTGGATATTGATGCTGATTTCATTGGTCTCCAGGTTGGCTGCAACGCCGCCATCATTTTTGTACATTGCCGCGCCGATGGCATCCACATACCATCGCCCCCAACCCGCAGAAGGCGTCGACGGCGCAGAACCTTGCTCAGCCAGGTCGAGATATTTCGTCGCGGCGATGACGCCGATGGTTGGGGTAGTGGTAAGATTTCCCACAAACAAGCCGCCCTTCACCCGCATATCGTTATCGGCCCAGATGTCGCCGTAATTCACAGGACCGCCAGTGAAAAGGTTGGCCGCATAGACCGAGCGGGTGTATAGCAGGCCGGTCTTGAGCATTTTCATCAAGTCCGTGTAAGTCGAGTATTCATACTTGGACCAGCTGTAGTAGCCGCTGGGGTGCTTGTTTGAATCGATATTGAACTGCATCCCCCCGGAGCCAAAATGGGCGGTCGGGAAGCCGACCTCGATGTAGTCGCCAAATTGACCGTAGGAAATGGCTGCCAGCCACAAATTGGCGTCGGTGTAGGTTGAATTGCCGGTGGCCAGGATGCGGCTTTCGGTATAGGAAGGCAATGCGCCGTATCCGTAAATTCTGAGGATGGTATTGCCGTTCACCGACCATTTCATGTAATTGGAGGCGCTTTGCCCAGCGGTAATCGTGACGCCGTCTACATCTAGAACAACGCTCCCGGAGCCAGCATATAACTTGCCGTCCGTGGAGGCGTACCATTGTTGCAGACCGGAATTGTAGCCCGCGATGCGCCCTACGCCTCCGTCGCTCCATAGCTTCAAGCCTGTCGTAGGGGAGGCAAAACTGCCTGTACCCTGGTAGAGCCCCCCATTAGCGGCAATGGAAAGGACGCCGTCGATACTCAAGTTTCCTAAAAAGCCATCGTCCGCCCGAATGGTGCCGCGCAGGACCAACCCCGAGGAAGGGGTGTAGTAGGCGTATTCGTTCCCAGGGTAATCCCCGACTGCCCAGCCAAAGGCTTGCGATGTAATCGGCCCCCAGCCGTTCAAATCCCCGATGCGCAGGCGCTCGGTCTGAGCGGAATACGTTGCACCCTGCTCCACCATTTGGATGCGCGGCGTGTCATAGGCGTTGAGCTCAATGCGACCGTCGCCGCTCTGGCCCAGAATGAGGTAAGGCGTTCCAGCTGCCCAAGAAGGGTCAGTGCCGTGCGCGCCAGCCAGGTCGCGAGTAACATTGTAGATGAACCCGCTTACTAGCTCGCCCACCTGGATGTATTCTGCTCGAATACCACCTGTCATGTCGTGGGCGCGCACAAGAACCAAATGACCGAGGGTCATCGGCTGGCCAAAATCAATTTCTGTGGCAATTGAAGAGACATCCGCCGCAAAGCTCCCTTGCCCCTTGCCGATAATTAACCAACCGCCCAGCAAGGAGGCGGTCATTTCTGCAAAGACGACGGCGTTCAACTGGGAAACGTAGCCCTGCCGCCAGTACTTCACACTGCTGCCCAGGTCATAGGCGTCAGCCTGCTCAGGGAGCAGATGATGGGTAAATAAGTTGTTTTGGAAGGTATGCACCCCGGTCCAGGTGAAGTTATGCGCCGTATCCACTTGGAGGTTTTTCGTGGAAATGGACAATCCATCCCCGGCAATCGTGTCGGATAGCGCCAGGCCGTTGGCGTCCACTTCTAACCCTGAAGGGGCTTTTAGTTTGATGGCAACGGCGTCTGAGACCAGCTGGATGCCGTCGCCAGAAACAACATCTAAAGTGACATTTCCCGTCAAAGCGCCGCCGCCGCTCAAGCCGGAGCCCGCAATCACCTGCTTGTTCAGTTGGTCGGCCTTTAGCCCAACAACCGTCTGCCCCTGGGCGTTTGCACCCAGGATAAACGGCGCAGCAGGCGATATGGGGTTGAAGGTGTGCACGGCTTGGATGGTGCGGGTGATGGAAAGATGCACATATTGGCTGTGGTCGTCCGCCGCCATGCCGTTCAGGTGGTGGGAGACAAAATCCGCAGCATGGGCGCTCAGGTCGACGCCGTCTATCTTGACGCCTGCTGCAACGCTCAAATCCCCGGTCAGCGCGCGGGAGCCATTCATCAGCAGAGCACTTGGATACACCTCCTCAGGGAAGACGCCGAATGCGTTCAGCGGCAGCAGCGTGTCAGCGCTGGGCGTCGGAGAGGCGTGAAAGCCATCCAAAGTGTCGGCGTTGGAGATGGACACCCCGCCGGAGGAGAAGTTGTCGGCAATCACCGCCCTGGCGTAGATGCGGTCATAGCGGCGATAAGCCTCGCCCAGGTTCGCGCCTTCGTTCACCGAAGGGGCAAGCGTCCCTTCAATAGTCGAAGAGCCATGCCGAGTGACAAAATGGCTCTTGAGGAGTTCGAGAAAGCTGGCGTCAATTCTCATTAGGATAATCCGCCGCTGAAACCAAGGCGGCTCATCAGGATGTCGAAGGAGACATCCGAAGAGCCGATGTCGACCTGCGTGATGTTGGATGAGGCGTCATACTCGGTTCTCAACACAAAGCCGACCACCCGCTGAGCGGTCTCGCCTGCCACCGCTCCCGCGTGCACTGCCAACATATCGATGTCCGTAATCACCAGGGTCTGCCCGGCGCGGATGCGATATGGGAAATCCAAAAAGCCGTTGCTGCTTTGCACCAACCCGGCGATTTCGAGGGTCATCACCTGGCGGGGGAAACGGTAGCGCTCCAGGGCGGCCTGCTGCAGGAAATAGGCGCGGGTGGCGGTAAAGGGTAGGCTGCCGTTTTGCAGAAAGCCTTCACGGGTTCCATAGCGGATTTGCGAATATGTATCGCCGGACGGCAAAGTGGGAGTAGAACCGTTAGCTCCATCGGAATAGACCGAATAGACCTTGTTGTAAACATCCGCTAGGCTCAAACTCACCCCCATCCGATTGGAGAGGTTGCCAACGCTGATGAACCAATTGGGGTAGCCGTAATTCAGAGCAGGCTCGGTGATGACATAGGCAATGCGCCCCTCCCAGAGGGCAAAATAGGTCGCTCTGGGTTGACCGTTCACTGTCTTGCCAAAGGCCATGACCACTTCGATGGCCTCGCGCACCTTCTTGCCCGTGAAATCCAGCGGGCCGACATCATACAGGTCATCTCGCACAAAGGAAGTGATGTGCGACCATTCGGGCATGAAGTTGATGCAGTCCGCCAGCACCTGGTAAGCCCAAATCGGCTGCGTGGAGCGTCGGGAGGTGCTGTTATGCGCCGCGCCGTCCCATTGGTGATATGCCCCCAGCGAGCCGTCGCAGTAGGGGGTGGTGTAGGCTTTCTGCTCCAACTGGACGCTATCAACCCACATATACCCTTTGGGCGTGCTGCCCCGATTGGGCACGTTGATAGCCACGGTTAGCTGCGTGGTCGTGGCTCCCGTGTGAACGACCTGGAACTCATAGCGCCGCCAGGCGGTGTCCAAGCCGGATAGGCTGGTATTCACCACCACACCCACGACATTATCCACAAGCTGCACATAAGGCTGCACGGAAAGCCCCTCCGCCCTGGCGTAGAAGCTGAAAACGTAATCCTTGTCCGGTTGCACGTTGATGGTGGTCTTGAACGTCAAGTCGGGAGTCTTATCCGGTTGGCTTATCTTGGCGCTGGCTGCGCCATAATATCTTTGAGCGGTGTCCCGGATGACGCTGCCTCCTTGGCCGGAGACGACCGACCAGCCGCCATCGGTGACGTTGTTTTCAAAGGATGGGTTGGGGATGTAGTTGACCGTCTCCTCCGGGGACAGGTAAATGGCGTCGAAGAACAGGTCGGAAGCCTTGGCGTAGTAGCCGGAAGCCGTCACCTCCAAGCTATCGGCGTCGTTATTGATGGCGGTCTGAGTTACAAAGCCGTCCCAGACTACCCTACCGTAGATATCGTAAATGGTGACGTTAGCGCCTAGATAGATGTTGAAACGGTCGTAGGTCTTATCCCGCGCCCCGCTGACGATAAACCCGCAAGCGGCAAAACCGCCGTGCAATTGCGTGCTGAAGCGCAGGGAAGCGGTGACATCCAGCGCGTCGATGACATAGGGCGGAGCCGCCATGTCCGCGGCAGGCAAGATAATAAAGGTTGTTCCGGCTCTCCAGGCTGGGTCGGGATTGTTTGCCTCCGCCAGGTCGCGAGCGACGTTATAGCGCGTCCCGGAGACCAGGGTCTTGATGCGCATGTGCTCGGTGCGAAAAGCGCCGACGGCGTCCTGTGCGGCGATGTAGGCATAGTAGCCGGGGGTGACCGCCCGACCAAAATCGACGGTTGTATCGCCTGAGGCTACTGCCGCAGCCAGCGTGCCTTCTAAAATGGGTGTCAGGTAGGAAGGGGGCAGCTTTTCAACCAGCGGGGAGAAAGCATAGGGCGTACCCTGGCTCCAACTAGGGTTGGAGGCGTGTTCATCCAGATAATCACGCGTGACGTTGTAACGAGTGCCGCTTACGAACGCATCCACCCGCAGATATTCCCGCTTGAACTGGCCGGAGGCGTCGGCGCTGCGCAGGATGACATAATGACCGATGGTCATCGGCTGACCGAAGTCGATGCTGGTATCCCCGGATGCGACGGGTAACGCCAAGCGACCCTGCCCGACCGGGTATTCGCTGGTGTTGAGGCGAAGGACAGCATAGAAGCGCATGGGGTCTCCGGTTACAACGCCAGGGTCAGATAGGTCGGCACGACATACACCCGCACCTTGAAGGCGCGACTCTTCTCACTGCCCAACCCGGCGTCTCCAAAGGATGTGAAGTAAATGCGTTGGTTCACGCCGGGCTCCAGGCGCAAAGGCTCGAGCAGGGCATAGAAGGGAGATGAGACCCTGCCGTCTGCGCTGGCCTTGAAATACTCCAAGCCTCGCCAGCCGTCATCGATAAAGGAGCCGATGACGTTGTGACTGACGCGCGTGCGCCACATGCGTAATCCATTCGCGATGGGTAATAGGGAGAGACTGTCCAAAGTCATTGTCCCTCCGGCGTCGTTGTCCACCACGACCCACAGGCCTAACCACAGGTCGGGGTGGATGACGCCGTAGTCCTTCAACTCCAGCCGGGTAGGGGGCAGTTGAATAGCACCCAAGGGGACGGTCGAAGAGTAGAGCGGGGTGACGTAATCCTCCTGGAAGCGGATGCCAAAACTGACATAGTCATCCACGCCGATGGCGAAGGCCATGTCGTTTGGGATGGTGGAGGCGGCGTGATAGAAGGCGTAGAACATCCCGACCGTGTCGTTGGAGACCGACCAGGCGTAAGTTGAGAAGAAGCTGTGGCTAATCCTGCCGCCGAAAGTGAGTTGGCGATAGGAGCCGCCTTCGGCCTCCGCGCTGGGGACCGTCGCTCCTGCCCCCCAAGCCAGGTCGGGCGGCTCGCTGTCGAAGATGATTTTGGTTGGGTAGGGCTGCTGCTGCAAGCCCATGTACATCATCGCCCAACGGCTGTAGGGGGTGTCGGTGTTTAGGACAACCTTGGCTAACAAGGGCTGGGAACCGGGCAGGTCAGCCCCTTCTATCTCGACCCAATGGTAGTTCTGGATGGTTGTTTGACGAGGGTTTTGGATTTTGACGCCCCCGGTCTGTTTCCCGGCGACTGAAGGATTGTATAACGGGACTTCGGCCAGGTCATCCGAGTAGATGGATAACCCGTAACCATAGGCGCTCAGCTGCAGGGATAGCTCGCAGTCCGACAGCAGGTGCATCCCGTTGGACAGGGCGTGGATTTTTGCCACGGAGAGCAGGTCGTTGGGGAAAGAGATGTCGCCGCCGTAGATTTCAAAATAGGTGATATTGTTGCTGCCTTCCCAGGCGTAGGCCAACTCGCCGCGCCGTCCTGCCGCCACCCGCATGCGGTTGGCGATGTTGCGCAGGATGCGCTCCAGCTTATGCAGGTGTGTGAGCACGTCGGCGCGTGTTTGCCCCGTGATAGCAAATCTCAGCTTGGCGTCCCGGTACTCATAATTCATCGCCAGGGGCGAGTAGAAGCCAGGGCGTATGAGACCAAGCTCACGTTTGGCATGCGGCAGCCCGATGTCAAACCCGCCGTCCGCTACCTGGACAGCCTGGGAGAGGAAATCAACGGTTTCGATGTTATCGGTAATTCTCAGGATAAAGGGTTGCGCCATTTGACCTCCAGCCTATACCGGCAAGTTGCCGCCAAAGCGCATCCGGCGGTTGAGCGCCTCGGCGAATTCCTTCGCCACAGCGTCCGCCAGGCGTTTGATATCCATCTCGTCGCGAACGACTGGATGGTTGATGTTTACCTGAATGGTGTCTATCTGCACCCCATTGCCCAAGCCGCCGGATAATAGCGCTCGCTTGAGCAGGTGGTTGGGGACAATCGAGCCGCCCTGGTTGGGAATGAAGAGCTCCGCGCCTAACTCGCCCACCAGGTAAGGCTGACCGGCTACAGTAGAGCCGCCGCTCGCCCTGGGGGTGGCCGTCCCCGTGCCCGACCAGTCCGAGGTGGTTTGGGTGCCGCTCATGCTCAACGAGGCCGAGGAGCCTTGGGCTAACAGGCGCACCGTCACGGTGGTATTGTTTAAGGCGCTCAACTTTGAGACAAAACTCACCAGGTTCGAGTAGGCGTTGCGGATGGCGGTCGCCACCCCGTTCCAGGCGGATTGTAGGGAAGAAACCCTGCCGACATTCAGCGCATCGATTTTGGAGCGGAAATTGTTGGCCGATGACGTGGCGGTATCGATGCAGTTCTTCAGGCTCCTGAAGGCGTTAGCCAGGGAACTCAGCTTGCGCTCTGCGCTGGAGATAGCGGTCTGGATGGTCGTAGCCATCTTGTTGACCGCGCTGTTTATAGCGTTGGTCGCGGAAGAGACAGAGTTCTTGAGGTTGTCCCAAACCCGCTTCCACTTTGAGTCGATGTCCTTCGTCAGCTGGTCGAACTCCGCCGATACATCTTTGGAGAAGGGCTTGACCGCGCCTTTGGCTTTATCAACCGCTTTGCCGATATCCGCCCAGGCGCTGTCCCAGGATTTCAACATGGCCTTGCCCGCGCTCTCCATCGCCTTGGTAATCGCGCTGACGAAGCTGTCTATCGCCTTCTGGATGGCGCTTGTCCGGGCTTGGACATCTTTCTCGGAAGGCAGCATTGAGTCGATGTCCAATCCCTGGTTGCCCTTCTGCCCGCCCCCAAACCAGCGCTTGAGGATGTCGGTGATGGTCTGGGCCAGGGTCTGGATGACGGTGGTCAACGTCCCGGTCAAGCTGGTGATGCCGTTGATAAGCCCCTGGATGAGGTCTTTACCCATCGCGAAGAAAATAACCGAGGGGGAAGAAATTCCCAGCGCCCGCTTGACTGCTGACAACATGCTCTCGACCACGCCGGTCGCCGCCTGCACCAACGAGCTCGCCGCATTGTGGATGCCGTTGATGAACCCTTGGATAAGGTTGCTAGCCAGCTGGACAAAAGCCTGCACTTGGCTGCCAATCCAGGCTTTGATTTCGTTTATCTTGCCGATGACGGCCTGGTAAACCTGCTGGACCTTCTGGGTGATGGCGCTAAGGATGCTGGTCCAGAGCGCTTGCGCCGTTCCAAAAATGGCGCTCCAAATTTCGGCTGCCTTGGCCCTTAAATTGATGAACCATTGGACAGCTGTGGTGTACACCGCAGAGGCAGCAGTGGTCACAACCGAACGAATGCGCCCCCAAATTGGGGCTAGAAAAGTCAGGAAGCTGCTCCAGACGCCCACCCACCAGGCTTTGGCGGCGGTCAGAACGGCGACGATGCTTTGGTAAGCGCTGGATAGAGCGCCAAGCACGATGCCGGTCGCCTGGCTCCAGACGGCAGTCAAGACGCCGACGAAAGCGTTCCATTGGGCGCTCCACCAGCTTCGCAAGCTGGTGAGCCAGCTGGTAACCGTCGTGACAAGCAGGCTCAGCCAGCTGGAGACCGTGGTCACGATGCGCTGCCAAACCGTGGAGGCAATTATGTGAATGTCGACCCATATCTGCGCCCAGCGTTGCCGGATTTGGTCGGTGACGCCAAAGTACTCCAGCAGAGCATCAACCTTTTCGACTATCGCCGCCTTGACGCTCTCCCAGGCTTGGGTTGCCTCGTTTCGAATTCCTCCCCAGCGCCGACCTATGGCTGTTTGGATGCCCGCTATCTTGGCGACAATGGCGGCCTTGAGGCTGGTGATGGCCGCGCTCACCCCGGTTTTCAACCCATTCCAGGCGTCCATTGCGCCTTGGCGGATTTCGTTCCACTTCTGAGCGATGGTCGCTTTCAGGCTGTCCCACCAGGCTTTGACGCCCACGATGGCGTTGTTGATATTCTGCAGTAGGGCAATGAAAAAGCGGATAATTGCTGAGCCAACTTGGATGGCCCAGGCCTCGATTTTGAAACCCCAGCCCCAAAGCCAGGCGATGAAGGCTCCCAAGTAGCCTAAGAGGGTGCCCAACCCGCCCAACAGAAAGCCGAGCAGCCAACCGACGCCGCGAGCTATCACACCCAGCAGCCAGCCAATGGACTGGCCGACTTGCTGCACATTTCTATCCTGAAATACGGCGATGAAATCTTGCCAGCCTTGCTTGAGGGTCTCCCAACCCTGCTTCAAGGCTTCAATGACGGATGGGTCAAAGCCAGCCTTCAGCCCTTGGAGAAAATCGCCGATGACGGGCAGCTTCTGCCAGTCGATATCCTTCAAACCGGCGAACAGGTCGCCCCCAACGCCGCCTTTGAACAAGCTGGTGATGTCGCCCCAGACCTGCCTGGCGGTTCCAGCCACGCCCAGCAGCCAATTGCGCACGGAGACCGTCTGCTGTCCAAATTTGTACAAAGCCATATAGCTCTCATAGATGGCATCCGAAGCGAAAGCCTGCCTTGGCAGGGGAGTTAGTCCGTTCCAGGCGTCTAAAAAGCCTTGCAGCTTCTGCTTGCCCTCGCTGAAGCGGTCGATAATCGCCCGAACTTGCTCGCCCGCGTCTTTCAGCTTGTCCTGTGTTTCTTCTAACGCTCCACCGACTTCGCCCAGCCCCTCTGCAAAGCTCCCCAGCCCGCCTGCCCCGCCGCCGGAGCCGCCCAGACCTCCTTTGTCCATGCCTTTCTTTTGTTCGGCGATTTGCTTGAGCAGGTCGGCGATGCGAGTGAAGATATCCTCCTGCTTTTGCAGGGTGTCAATCATCGCCTTCTGCGTGTCCAGCTGCTCCTTCAAAAGCTCCGCCTGCTGCTCGAGCAATTCCTGCTCTTTGTCGATGCCGGAAAGGCTGTCGTCTCGTTCGCGTCGCGCAGCGCGGATGGCTTCCACTTTGTCCGTAATCGACAGGTTGGAAGCGCCGATGGCGGCAATCTCATCATCGTAATTGCGCAGGACTTCCTTGCGTTTGGCTTCCAGTTCAGCGATGCGCTCCTGGATGGCCTTGTATCGCAGCTGGAGGCGGATAAGCTGTTTGACCTTGCCCGCCATGTCCCCCAGACCTTTGGTAGCCTCGTCCAGCAGGTCTTCGTTGATGACGCCGGTCTGGTTGAACTCTTCAATCAACTGGGCAAGCTTGACGCGTGACTTCGCCAACTGCCTGAGCGCGCCAACCAAAGCCTGGTCTTGCAGCCCTGCCGTCAGGATATTTTCGATAATACCCGAGATTTCTTCGAGCACCGAGAAGTCCGCCGACGAAAAGCCGTCGATGAAGGTCTGCATCAACCTCTTGCCCCACTGGTCAATCGTGGATAAGGGGCCTTTCTTCGGCGGGGAGTGCGACTCGAAGAAGCTGGCGATAAGATTGGCTATCCAGGAGATGGCCTGGGTGATGAAGCGCACCGCCCCGGCCAATAGGCCGTTGGCGATATTCTTGGCTAAATTCTCGCCCCAGCTGCGCGCATTATCCGCCAGCTTCTTGAAGAAACCGGCTACATTGACGCCTATCATGGAGAGCACCTTGAGCACGCCTGCGGCTGCCGCCAGCACCAGCCCCGGCCAGCTGAGGAAGAGTCTGCCGACGCCTGCAATCACCCCGCCCAACCTGCCGAGACCGGCGGTCAGGAACACCAGGAAGCGGATGAATTGGCCGAAGCCCAGGAAGAGCAAAGTGACGGCGTGCAGGATTTGGCCTAAGAACATCAGGACAGGACCCAGCAACAGGGCGACGGCGGTCAGCCCGACCACCATCAGCTGGGTGTGCTTGGGCAGCTGCTTGAAGGCCGCGGCCAGCATCTGGATGGCGGGCACCGCCACTTGCACGATTTCGTTGATGACCGGCAGTAAGGCGTCGCCGATGGTGATGCCCAGGTCGGTGACGTTATTCTTCAACATGCCCAATTGGGACTTGGTAGAAGTCAGCGCCCGGTTGTATTCCACCAGCAAGGACAGGTTGCGCTGCCACTCGTTGTTGGCCGCCGCCAGATTGTCGCGCAGCATTTGGACGTTCCCGGCCAGGGCTGCCATGCCGCGCCCGCCGCGCATGTCGCCGATTTCCATCAGGGTCAACATGCGCAGCACTTGGTCGTTGCTCTGGCTGGCGGCGGTCAGGATGTCCAGGAACACCTGCACCGCATCGCGTCCCAAGGCTTGCAAGACCGAGTCGGCGGTAGCGTAATCGTCGGAAAAGCCTTGCATGGCTTGAGATACTTCCTCGGCGTTGCGCGCCACATACAGGCTCATGTTGCGCAAAGCGGTGCCTGCCTCATCGGCGCTCAGCCCCAGGCTGACCAGGGTGGCGGCAAAGCCAGCTGCATTGGCGGTCGAAATGCCCAGCATGTTGGCGAAAGGCGCAAAGTCGGCCAGGGCGGTCATGATTTCACTGGCGGAGGCAGCGGTGGTGTTCTCGAGCTCATTGATAACGTTGGCCAGCCGCTCGACATCTTCGGAAGCGGCGTTCAGGTTCCAGCCGAAGGCGTTGGCGATTCTCCCGAGCGCTGTCGCCACTTCCGCCCCGGTCTGGTCGGTGGCTACGGCGAACATTTCAAAGATTTGGGTCAGGTTGAAGATGGCTTCTTTGCTGGTCACGCCCATCTGACCGATGACTTCGGCAATCCCGGCCAGGTCGGCGTGGCTGGTGGCCGTATTGCGAGCCAGTTCGCGGATGCGCTCCGAGAGCCAAGCCAAATCTTCCCCAGCCAGGCCGGTGGTCTTCTGCACCCGAATCATGGCGTCTTGGAAGGCGATGGCCTGGTTGGTTATCCGGCCCAGGAATGCCCCTAGCGGCAGACTGATGAAAAACATCAGCGAGCGACCCAGGTTGGTGATGCCTTGGGCGGAGTAGCGCAGCACATCATTTAGGTTCATCATCTGCGCCCGCAGGGTCTCCAGGAAGCCGGAGAAGCGGGTCAGGCCGCTCGTCAAACCGGAGGCCAGTCTGCTTACGCCGCTGGCGGCTGCGCTGGTCAAAGCTGCGGTGAGCCCTACCACCTTACCGGTGGCGGAGGCGAAGGACTTGGCGGCGGTGGTTCCGAAGGCGGCTACTTTTCCAGCCAAGCCGACGATGGTCGCCGAGGCCGATTTGATTGAAGCAGTAAATGCGCTCAGGCTGCTGGTGATGCTGCTGAGCGAAGGCAGTTTGAGCTTGAAAGCCGAGGCTAACCCGGTGGAGGTAATGTATCGCTGAACAGCTTGGGTCGCTCGACCCCAGGCGGCGCTCATCGCGCTGAGGATGCGGTTAATGCCGGTGAACCGACCAGCCTGGGCGAGCGCAGAAGCAAAGGCAGCCCTCAGGTTTTTTGCTCCGGCGGACAGGCGGTCGAACGTATTCCGAAGAACTTGAAGGGTAGCCTGGATGGGCCTGAGTTGCGCCAGACCGGACAGGTTGAGTGAGGGGGCGGCGATTTTTCCGCCCAGCCCGGCAAAAGCCTGCCGGACGGCGTTGGCCGTTTGGCGGGCGTTGCTCACCAGCCGGTTCAATCCGCTTTGCGCCGTCTGGGCCGCGCCGCCGATACGGGTTCCCAGTTGGTTGGCGGCTTGGGTGGCGGCTTGAAGGTTGCCGCCAAGACGTTCCAAAGCCGCCCCGACCTTGCCGACCGCCCCCACCGCCCCGGATGAATCGCCCAGGATTTGAAGGAGGACTTTAAACGAATTGCTGGCCATACCTATTCCCTGGCAATCTGCGCGTCCTTGTACAACGGGTCGTCGGCAATTTCATCCCGACCAAGCAGCACCACGATTTCTCCCGGTTTCCCGCCTTTCGGTCGTCGTCGGGCGGCTTTTTTGAGCCAGGGCGTGGCTTCGGATAACATCCTTTCGATGTCACGGGCATAGGATTGCATTGCCTGGCCGCCTTTCTTGTCCATCGGGGTGCGGGCGAGTGGAAGCAGGGTCATCAGCACACGGTACTGCTCCACTTTGTCTTCTTGGATGAACTTCCAGGCTTCGAACAGCCAGTCAACTCCGCAGGATTCGACCTGGTCTAGGATTTGCTCGTCGGTCCATCCGTAGGCGGCTCGGATGTCGTGGAGGATGCGACCATATCGCTTGCGGAGTTGGGCGTGGAGAAAAAACGCTCCACCAATCGGCGCACGGCGGGCTGGCGTTCATGCACTTGCAAGGCGACATCCACCAGGACGGCGATGTCGAAATACACCTCGGCGTCTTCCTTGGGGCAGCCGACCAGAACGACGAATAGGTCAATGAGGGCGTCAGGCGTGAGGGCTTCGACGAACTTACCGAGGAACTCGATGCCGGATGCGCCTTCCAGGCTCAGGCTGTCCGATTGCACGCTTTGGATGGCCTTCACGCCGTGGCGGGAAATCCAGCGCGTCACCTGCACGACCTGCTCGGCTTGCGCCCGTCCGGTCTTGACGACCGAATATGGCTTGCCGTTGATTTCAATAAAGTCTTGCACATCACTCATGCAGCGAATCTCCTAAGAAACAAAGAAACCCCAAGCCATCTACGCAGCGGTAGAGCGCCTGGGGTTTCCACATGGAAAAACAGTGGGCTACGAGGACACCCTGGTCAGCGGGCCTTGGCCTTCGAAATCGACCGAGAGGGTGGCGAAGTCGTCCGTGTTGGCGGAGTGCTCCACCGAGGTCAGGATGGCGTCCCCAATCCAGTACTTGGTCGGGGTGTTGCGGCTGTCGTAAAAGCGCAGCTTGACGGTTTGCCCGGCGACCACTGAGTTGAAAATCGTGTCGTTGGCGTCGTCGTAGTAGCCGCTGAGCGAGCCTGACCAGGACATCCAGGTGCGAGACTTGGTGACCCAGGCGTTCGCCAGGTTGGTCACGAAGACCTTGTGCTCGGCGGCGTCCACGTTGATGCTGATGGAGAACTCGTTGCGTTCCGAGATTTCCGTCCAGGTCGCGCCGCCGTTGGTGCTGATTTCTACCTTTGCGTCAATGCCGACGATTGCGGACATATGCTATGCCTCCTACAAATGGGTCATCCTCACCTCCTGTTGCACACAAGGACTGCTCAAAATGGGGTTACACAGTTCAGCTTCTTCTCAAATCCTTCAATCGAGCTCTTTGAATAAATGCAAAGCTCATTGGCGAGTGAACGAGGCATACTTCCCGACCGCCTCACCCTTGGTGAAATCCGCCAGGTGCGGATTGTTGGCCAGGGACTTGGGTACATAAATGACCCCGCCGGTCTTCAAGGAGCGGGCTGCCAGGTACAGGCAAAAGGACACGTGCCGGGGGTCTATCCCATCCAGCTCGAAGCGCACGCTGAGGTAGACATTGATAAGGCGCAACCAGCTGCTCGCCAGCCATTTCTCGGCGATGGTTTTGTCAAACACTAGCTGGGCGTCGGGAATGGCAGGGGCTGGGGGCTCCGGCTCGCCGGTCTCGGGGATTGGAATGACCTCGGGTACTTGTTCCACTTCCATGTTGTCTTGTTTCTTACTCATCGAAAAACCTCCTAACGGTCAATTGCTTCGGCAATAAAGGGCAGCCAGTAGAAGGGTGTGTCATTCACCTGGCCCGGTTCGGCGTCCCCGATGTCCACCAGACGAATGCGGGGGGTGACGCCGCCCAGGGTATGGTCATGAACGAAAATCCCGGCCAGCTTATCCACTAAAGCTCGCAGCTTGCTTTCGATGTCGTCCCCGTAGCGGATGACCAGCACGCCTGCCAGAGACCACACCCAGACGGGCTTGTCAAAGGGTCGCTGACTGTCCTCCCTACCGCCATTGAACTCGAGAAAGCAGCCGTAGTCCGCTCCTTCGCTGAAAAGGGCGGTGAACACGCTGTCCGGGTCACCCGCTTTGCAACGTGAAGCGCTGAGCTCTGCTGAGAAATGGGCGACCAGCTTATTGACCAGGGCGGCTTCAATCACCGAGTACCCGACCATCCTTATCGGCGCTCCACGTAGAAGGTCTTGCCTTGGAAGGCGCGCTTGCGACCGCTGGCGAGGTAGTCAATAAAGGCCTGAACCGTGATGCTGGCGCTCTGGTTGACCTCGCGTTGGAAATATCCTTCTTGCTTGACCGTCCAGGCGACGTAATCGAAGCGCCCCCGCCCGGATGGATAGAGCGGATGCCAGTTTGCTCCTTTGCGCGGCGGATTAGGTCCCCTTTCCGTGCCGTGTTTGTAAAGCGCCCGCTGGATGGCGTACAGCGCCCGGTTGAATATCTTCTCGTCCGTGCGTTTCCAGTCCCCCTTGACCCCGATGCGATAGGGACGCGGTTCGTTGTATCGTTTGTCATCGGGTCGCGTCTTGATGTAGCGCACCCTGCGATGGCTCTGCCCTTGAGCGGCTTTGTCGGCGTCGCGCGGGTCATAGAGCGGGATATGTTTGAGAGCCGCCCACCTGCGCAGGGCGGCGATGCTGGGCACCTGGCCGGGCTTGATGCCGGTGCGGATGGCGGCGTTGGCCAGGGTCGCCTCTCCTTCAATGACCGCCCAGGCTACCTGGCCCAGCGCATACTCGGAGCTCACCTTCTCCACCCGAAAGTTCTGCGAGGCTTTGCCGGAGGCTCCTACGTTGTATTTATGACCGGGGGCGAGCATCTCCGACATGCGCTTTTGGGCTACCCGTGCGATGGCCTCGCCTGCATCGCTGGTCAGCTGGTTGATGACCGCCAGCTTTTCCTTGCCGCGCAAGCGGCCAATTAGGGCTTCATCGAAGAGACGGACTTCCACCAGGGTGGGCATCAGCGGGCCTTCACTTTCGGACGGCGCAGCAGCCGCTTCATAATGGTGGTCAGGTGCGAGGTCAAGCCGACGTTGTAGTTGGGCGACTCCTCGCCTGCTTTCTGCTCTGCCGCCCCCCACTTGATGCTGCCGTCCGCACCCCAGCGGCGGCGGTAGTTCAGGATAGCGACTATCATGGCTGCGGCGGTCAGGCGGACAACCTCGTTGACTTCGGTTGAGCCAGAGGTGTATGAGACGCAGACGTTCAGGATGCCCTTGGGGAAGACCTGAGAACGGAGCTCGATGTAAGAGTCAAAGACGACATAGTCGGCTGGGGTGAGCGGCACATCGTTAATGCACAAGGAGTCGATGGAAAGGATGGGTGGTTTTTTCACGTGAAAAATGTGGCTGCCGTCTCCATCGTGCCATTCGTCTAGGATGGGTCGGGACAGGCCCAGATAGGGCTGACCCAGGTGCTGGCGGATGAGCGCCTCGACCTGGGTGCTCCACTCATCCTTGAGCTCACTGGCCTGGCAGGGGTGGATGGCTTGCACGTCTTCACGGGTACAGAGGGTCCAAGGCATATCAAAACATCAGAGCCCGCCGTTTGGCGGGTAGTTGTATGGTTATTCAGTTTCTACAATTGAGAAGGAGGGGGAAATGAAAGGTGGTATTTAAAAACGGTTAAGGAAATCTGATGACCTGTTGTGCATTCTTGAAAAGATTTCTTTGGCGCATTTGTTCCGAAAATAAAACTACTTTCCCTTTCTAAACTGCTACACGATGGTTATGCAATTCGTTTTTCAATCTGTGCAACTTGCATAATTTGAATATATGCGACGCCTTTGTGGTTTTCAATTATCTTGTATGCGCCTGTAGCTGAGAGTGTATGGATACAAGCATGATGCACCGATAGTACCGCATCTTGTAAACATTGGTCGCTCTCAAGTTCAAGAATTTCTAACCCCATTTGATGACACTTGGCCATTGATAAATGCCTGGCATGTGATTTGGTGAGAGCGTGGTCGCCAAGTTCGGCTAAAATTGTATTAACAACCTCCTCAGGGTTTTGCTTATCTAATAACATACCGCTCAGCAGCCATTCCTTAACCATCTCAGTTGACCATTCAATGGCTTTCTCGCATTCGCCAATAAAAGTCGGAGGATATTTAGCGATTATTGGCTGCCATATGAGTGCCTTAGCTTGGTCGCTTTTGATTTCTTTATATGCTCGTTTGAATTCTTCTACTACTCCGTGTGCTGGTAGACCCTGAAACTGTGGGTCGATAGGTCCAAGACTTGATTGTTTACCCATTAGAATTTGTTTACAGGCACAAGCAATCATTGTTCCACCCGACATAGCTAATTGGGGTACTATAGCACGTATGTCAGTACCAAATGTCGAACGAAGGTAGTCTACGAGAGACTCGGTAGCTGCTGTTTCCCCACCAGGTGTATGAAGTATAAGGTCTAAGCCAAGAGAACGGTCAAGATTATGAATAGCATTCATGAAGCCATTCTTATCGGCGTCATTGATTTCTGTGCCAGGCATACCCGGCTTTTGTAGCCAGCCAGAATAATAAATTACTACATTTCTTCCGGTAATTTCATGAAGTTTTTTTAGGTAATTCCGGCGAATAACATCATGAGTACTCCCTGCCTCCCGAATTTCGTCAAGGATTTCGTTCCAATTCGCCATGAGACTCTTCCTTGTCTATCTCTCGGTCAATATCTGTTGTAGTGGTAATTCGGATAACTGGTTGCCTATGAATTGCCGGAGGTCGTAACTTCCCTTTTGCCCACTCATGATAAAGGGCGCGTTTATGCTCAGTCACCCCCATCTCTGTGAACATTCGTTTGATATCTTCCATGCTTAACATGGTCCGCCTCCCAAACCAATACTTCCTAAAAGTCAAATTATCAGGGATTTATTGGGTGCATTTATTCCTCAGAAATAGCTTGCCAAAATTGCTGCATTGAAATTGAGAGGAGCATCGTAAAACGGTATTTTTTTACTTGTATATGCTATTAGTATAGCATCAATCATCACTTGATTCAATCTAAATCTGAAGCATGTAAGAAAGGTCGCCTTTATTATCATCTCAGGCGACCAAACGTTAATGGAAAAAAGAGTAACTGTTAGCTCAGCTTCACATGCCGAACGATTGATGCGAGATTAGGGTAAAGAACTCGAGCGGTTAGGTACGATTTGAGCATGTAATCGAATGAGTCCTTCACCCTCGCTAGTTCCACGAAGGACACCAGCCGGTCAATTGGCCGACCCATATCGTCAATCATGCCGACGAATGCCAGGCCCCGGTTCGGATTGATATCGGCCAGCAGGATTTGCTGCTCGCCGCTTTCCAAGGGCTTCACAGCCTTGGCAGTCTTCGAGCCGTCGTCAGTGTAAGTCGCCACCGTGCCGTTGACCTTACCATCGGCGTCATAGGTAAGCGCCGCAATGATATCCAGCAGCTGCCAGGCCCCAGCGCCTTGCTTGCGCCACACCATGTAGAGCTTGGCGTTGGCGTCGGGCGTCCAGGTCAGGTTGACTTTCTTGTTGGTAGTGTCCGTGGTGACATTGCTGGAAGCCG